TAAGCGGATATGTTCCAACAAGTAGAACTTTAACTATTAACGGAACGGCTTATGATTTAAGTGCAAATAGGTCTTGGAGTGTGGGTACAGTAACCTCGGTAGGCTTATCTTCTGCTACAAGCGGAGTAACTATTGGCTCTACACCTATTACAACAAGTGGAACTATTACTTTAGCTATTGCTACTGCAAGTGGTTCTCAGCAAGGTTTATTATCAAGCACCGATTGGACTACCTTTAACAACAAGCAAAACGCTTTAACCAATCCAGTAACGGGTACAGGTACTACTAACTACCTACCTAAGTTTACAGGTACAAGTACAATAGGGAATAGTGCTATTACTGATGACGGAACAACTGTTTCTTTATTATCTCGTGCATTAAGCGGAACGAGTGCAACCTTTAGTGGTAATGTTACAACAAGCGGTGGTAACTTTAGATTATTTAACGGATATTTTTTAACTGCTAAAAGGGCAGACGGAGCAGATATAAACGCTATAGGATTTGAAGCAGGTAGTAATACTTTATCAATTAAAGGGGGTACAAGTGGCGGTGCAGTATCTATAAAATTTGAGGATACAGGTGGGACAATAGCATCTTTTTATAATGGCAATTTAGGATTAGGAGTTACACCGAGTGCGTGGAGTGGATTTACTGCAATGCAAGTTTTAAATAGTAGTTTATCTACAACGGGTAGTGATGTTTTTGTAAATGCTAATTGTTTTTTTAATGGTTCTAATTGGAGATATATTGCAAGTGCAGCCGCATCACAATACTATCAAGATGCAGGTAGCAGCATTTGGAGAATAGCTCCTTCAGGAACGGCAGGTAACGCTATATCCTTTACCCAAGCAATGACCTTAAACGCTTCAGGTAATTTATCTATCGGAAACACTAATGATAGTTTTAAACTTGATGTAACGGGTACGGGTAGGTTTCAAGCTCCTTCAGGTACACAAGAGAATATTATTGTAAAATCTGCAAACACAGGTTTTAGTAAAATAAATATTGATGCAGTAACAGGAGCATCTGCTCAATTAGCATTTTTAGAAAACGGAACTCAAAAAGGCGTTGTAGGTTATAGACCATCAACTGGCAATGTATTTTTAGCAAACGCAACAAGTGATATTTTAACAATAGCCTCTACAGGAGCAGCTACATTTTCATCTTCGGTTACTGTAAATAATACAGGTGGTGTTCCGTCTTTAAATGTAAGAGCAACAGATACAAACTTTGCTTTAGCAAGTATTTTAGGTAACCAAACGGGAGATGTGAATTGGTTATTAATGAGTGGTTATCCAGTTGCAGGAGATTTTACAATTAGACAATCAGACACAGTTAATGCTTTAACACTTAAAAAGACCACAGGAGCAGCTACATTCTCAAGTAGTGTAACGGCATCTACATTAATATTTAAAGATGCAATTAATTCTAACTCTTATGGATTTAGAGGTCTTTCAGGAATAGTAACTCTTGATGCAGGTAGTGTTTATCCTACAGGTTGGAATTTTCAATATGGTGGCGGTGCTTCTTCTGCATTATATATTAACGGAAGCGGTAACGTAGGTATAGGTAGTGCATCGCCTGCTCAATTATTAACAATTCAAAACACAAGTAGCAATCCTTATTTAAGCATTATAGGTGGAGCATCAGCTACAATGGGTGTATTAATGGGTACAACAGGCAACACAGTAGATGGTCAAATAATATATAGTAATTCTACTCAGCATATGGCTTTTGTAACTGCAAGTGCTGAACGTATGCGCATAACAAGTGGGGGTTCAGTTGGTATAGGTACTACATCGCCAAGCGTATTATTACATTTAAACACAACTGATACAGTAAACAATATTTTTAGAATTAGTAATGGAACACAAGCACTAAACTTAGGGGTAAATAATTCGAGTGGAGGTTCCTTTATTTTTGAATCATCAGTACAAGCTCTAAGGTTTGGAACAAGTGATACCGAGCGTATGCGCATAACAAGTGGGGGGAACTTGCTTGTAGGAACAACTTCAGATAATGGTGCTAAGTTTCAGGTTACAGGTGGTGCTACATTTTCAAGTGGTATAACTGCAACGGCTGCAATTTTAAGTTCTATAACTCCAATAACTTTAACAGGTAATTCTAATTCAGGAACGTTTAATCAAACAACTATTTATGTAAACCAAAACAATACGTCTAATTCTAATGAAAATGGTATATTCATAGAGCGTGGTCGATTATCTGATTCGTCAAGTGCAGAAATTAGGAGATTTGTAATAGGCGCACGTGGTGGTCAAATTCAATGGATTTGTGATAAAGACGGTTCAACTACACAATATGGTTCAATAAAAACAGGAGAACCAGACACGGGTTGGGGTACAGCAGCAATCAAAATAGGAGCAAGTGTAAGTGGGACTGCGTTCAACGTAACTCGTTACTTACCTGTAAGCGTAGACGGAACAGTATATTATATTAATTTAAATAGTTCAACACCTTAAAAATGGCATTAGAAACAAAATGGCTTATTAGCCAAATGGACACCGCACCAAGCGAAGATGGTTTAACCGATGTAGTAAAAACAGTACATTGGAGATACGAAGGCAAAGACGGAGAATACACCGCAGAAGTGTACGGAGCAATGGGCTGCGCTACTCCTTCGGAAACCGACTTTACCGCTTACGAAGATTTAACTTATGAGCAAGTATGCGAGTGGTTAGTTGCAGGTAACAACGTAGAAGCTATGAATGAAAACTTAGCTACACAGATTGAGAACCTTAAAAACCCACCAATCGTAAATTTACCTTTGCCGTTTAGCAATCCACAATTATCTTTACAAATAAAAAACAACTATGAAGAACAAACAACTGCTCCAATTAGTGAGCAACCTTAATGCCGTAATCGGTAGCCAAGAAACTAAGACACAAAAGAAACTTGTAAAAATTTACGAGAAGGTTAAACAACATCACGAGAACTATCAAGCAGAAGTTGAAATCTTGCGTTTAGACAATGCGCAGACAGACGAAAAGGATTGCTTGTTACTTGATGACAAAGGAAATTACAAATTCTCAAAAGAAGGCATCAAGAAGCTTACCAAAGATATTGATGCGCTAAATGATAAAGAATTTGATTTTCAAATAATTAACGTAGTCAATCCACAAGGCTTAGAGAATTTTACTTTCTTAGAAGATTGGACTACTGGCATAGAATTTAACAAACAAGAAGAAGAAGAACTATAATGGCAAATAACAACCAAGCAGACCAATCAACAATCGTTTCCTTAGTAAGTGCTACATTAAGCATTACAAGTATTCAACCACTATTCACATTGTTGGCGAGTTTGGTTGCTATTGTTTCAGGCGGTATGGCTATTCGATACTATTGGAAAATGACCAAAAAGCTCAAATGAGAATACTACTTTTAGCCTTATTACTTACATCTTGCGCTTCGGTTAAGAAGTTTGAAAAGAGATTTGATAGCACGGGGACAACTAAGATTGACTCCGTGCATCTTACTTTTTATGATAGCGTAACTAAGATTATAGAAAAAGAGCAGGTATTTACAAAAGAGGTTACTATCTATGACACAATCCGTGTAACAAAGGATAGCATTATAGTAGTTCCCAAAATCGTAACTAAGTGGGTTTACCAGACAAAAGAAAAGGAGACCGACAATAGTTTAGTTAAAAAAGACACAATAGCGTTTAATCGCACAGAAACGCGTCAAATTTCGATTGTAGATAAAAACAAGGTAAGTACTGCAAATAACTTTTGGAAGGCTCTAATTGGTCTAATAATAGCGATTGTGTTAATTTTAGCTTATTGGAATAGATTATGGAAGTAAACAAAGCAGGTAGAGATTTAATTAAGCAGTTTGAAGGCTGCAAATTAAAGGCGTACAAATGCCCTGCGGGTTTATGGACTATTTCGTGGGGTTTGACTTTTTACCCTGACGGAACGAAAGTTAAAGAAGGCGATATAATTACGCAACAACAGGCAGAAGATTACTTTAACGCAATAGTCGATGACTTTGCAAAAGGAGTAGATGTGCTTGTAAAATCAAATGTAACGGCAAACAATTTTTCTGCGATTGTTTCGTTTGCTTACAATGCAGGTATGGGTAATTTTAGGAGAAGCACTTTACTTAGAAAGGTAAACGCAAACCCTAAAGACCCGTCTATTAGAGCTGAATTTATGAAGTGGACAAGAGCAAACAATGTTGTGTTAAAAGGGTTAGTGAGGCGGAGAGAGGCTGAGGCTAAACTATATGAGCAACTTTAGAACTATATTAGTTAATTTATTATCAGACGAAAGCAACAGTATTAGCCACAAAAGAGTGGTGGCTTTGCTTGGCAGCGTTTGTCTTTTTATTTCTTTGTTCTTAAACATAATCTTAAAAATTAATCCAAGCGATAAGTTGGTAGATGCGGTATTGTATCTTACGCTATTTGCTATGGGTTACACCACAATAGATAAATTCAGCAAAAAATAAATAATGCTAAAATCAAAACGCAAACGCCTATTCTTTGACATCGAAACCTCGCCCAATGTTGGCTTTTTCTGGAGTGCCGGATATAAGCTTAATGTAACGGCTGATAGCATCATACAAGAACGTGCTATCATTTGCATCTGTTACAAGTGGGAAGATGAGAAGGAAGTTTACTTTTTACAATGGGATAGCAAACAGAACGATAAAAAGATGCTACAAAGTTTTATCGAAGTAGCAAACACGGCTTCGGAATTAGTAGGGCATAATGGCGACAAGTTCGACCTTGCGTGGATAAGAACCAGGTGCTTGTTTCATAAGATTGAAATGTTCCCTTCTTATGTTACAATAGACACGCTAAAAGTAGCAAGACAAAAGTTTAGATTTAATAGCAACAAGCTTAATTACATAGCTGATTACTTAGGCATTGGCACTAAGATAAAAACAGAATATAGTTTATGGAAGGACATCGTTCTGCATAAGGACAAAGTAGCTATGGCTAAAATGATTAAGTACTGCCAAAAAGATGTTGTTTTATTAGAGCAGGTGTTTAACGCACTTAAAAACCACATCGAACCTAAAACACATTACGGAGTTATATTCGGACAAGACCGAGGCTCTTGCCCTGAATGTGGGAGCGACGATTTAATTATTTCACTTCGTAGAACAACTGCAACGGGAGTAAAGAAAATACAATACAAGTGCAAAACTTGTTTTAAGATACATAGCAAAACCGACAAATAATGGACAGTAAAATATTAGCAGCAGTTATAGAAGATATGCGTAGACGTGAACTTGTAGGGAAATCAAAGTACGGAACTACAATGGATAGAAATGATTTAAGCACAGGGCAATGGATAACGCACCTA